CACCGCAGGTTCGAAGTGGTTGGCATGCTTGAGAACAAGCGCTTCTCCGGTTAGCTCCGGCAATCCTCGCTCGATCAGCATGTTGAAACCGTCCGTTGGTGCCTTGCTGACCGCAAAATCGATCAACGTCTGCATTACACCCACCCGGTCGATCTTCTGTCGGGTGCGCGAAAGCCTGACTGTCTTGCCGCGTTCATCTCGCAGGATTTCTTCGAAGGCGTGGATCGTCTTCCAGAAGTCATGCTCGATGCTGCCGGGTGCCTCTTCGGGCAGGATTTCGACCAACCGCCTGAATGCCGCCTCTTCGACCTCTGGGACGCCCAGCCGCTGTGCGTTTTCGCGCAGGGTCCGAAGTTTTGCCGGATCGGTGGCAACAGCAATCGATGCGAGGACTTTCTTGTGGTCGGCCATGGGTCAACTCCGCGCAATGCGTGACGAGGCGGAAGTCCCCAACTTCAAGAGCGTATAGCTCTTGATGGGCTGGTCCTTGACGAACGCGCGACGTGGCTTCCCGGTGTCGTCCAGCAACGGTTCCGCGTCGATGGCATTCTTGATGTACCAGCCGAGATACATGTTCAGAGGCGTCTTCTTGGGCGCCCCATCGGTCAAGGCGGGAGCACCAATGATCTCCTCATAAAGTGCTCTAGACGTCGGATCAGCCATCAGCTCGCCGAATACGGTCAGCGTGAAGTGTTCATCGAACCGGCCGGAATTGAAAACCTCACGGGCCTTCTGCTGTGCTGCCGAATAGAGCGCTTCAGTATCGTCCAATTCCTTTTGCCGCTCCGCGGAAAGGTGTGGATAGACCGCTCTCTCAAGGGCACGCTGCATGAACGCAGATGGATCGATGCCTGCATCGGCCGACAGCTTCTGGATCAGATCGTGAATGTCGGTCTTCAGGCGGAATGAAACCCGGGTCGTATTTTCGGAAACCATCGCGAATCTCCACAAGATGCGAACACCTGTGAAACTACCCGATGCACCCATGCCCGTCAACAGGGTGCGGACACATGTGAGAAAGAATGCCCACCACCCGCGAAACAGTCCTCGCCGCGCTGCACGCGCGGCTGCAGCCGCTTTCCGCCCTCACCCTGCGCGATGAGGTGCTGCCCGAACGGATCCCGGCGGCCGGGCTGACCATCCTGCGCGATGGCCAGCCGGGCGAGCCAGAGGTGACGCTGTCACCGCTGCGCTACCACTACCAGCACCGGGCAGAGCTGGAGGTCGTCGTCCAGGCGGGCACCGGCCGGGCCAGCGCCTTCGACGACCTGGTCGCCGGCATCGGCACGGCGCTGGAGGCCGACCGGACGCTGGGCGGCCTTTGCGACTGGGTCGAAGCCGAGGCCCCGGCCTCGGTCGACCTGCCCATCGAGGGTGCGGCGGCGCTGAAGGCGGCGGTGATCAGCGTCGTCCTGCACTACACCACCACCGGCCCCTTGGCCTGACATCCCACTCACAAGGAGACCCCCATGGCACGCGCACACGGCGCGCGGGCGCAGATGGCGCTTGCGTTCGAAACCGTCTACGGCACCCCGCCCGCCAGCGGCTATCGGCTGATGCCCTTCGCCCGCACCACGCTCGGCGCGGAACAGCCCCTGCTGAATTCTGAGCTTCTCGGATACGGCCGCGATCCGCTCGCCCCCATCAAGGACGCGGTCACCGCCGATGGCGAGGTGGTGGTGCCGATCGATGTTGAGGCCTTCGGCTTCTGGCTGAAGGCCGCTTTCGGCGCACCGACCACGACGGGGACCACGCCCAAGACCCACACCTTCCAGTCGGGGAATTGGACCCTGCCCTCGATGGCCATCGAAGTGGCGATGCCCGAGGTGCCGCGGTTCGCGATGTATGCGGGCTGCGTGATGGACCAGCTCAGCTGGCAGATGAACCGCTCGGGCCTGCTGACTGCGACTGCACGGCTGATCGCGCAAGGCGAGGCCATCGCGGCCACCACGGCCGCGGGCACGCCGACTGCGCTGGGCTTGCAGCGCTTCGGCCATTTCAACGGCGTGGTGAAGCGCAACGGCACGGCGCTGGGCAATGTCGTCTCGGCCGAGATCACCTATGCCAATGGCCTCGACCGGATCGAAACCATCCGCAACGACGGCAAGATCGAGGGCGCCGATCCCGGCATGGCGGCACTAACAGGCCGGATCGAGGTGCGCTTTGCCGATAGCGCCCTTGTCACCCAAGCCATCGACGGCACGCCCTGCGAGCTCGAGTTCGCCTACAGCCTCGGCGCCAATGCCAGTTTCACCTTCACCGCCCATGCCGTCTACCTGCCCGTCCCGCGGATCGAAATCCCTGGGCCCCAGGGCATCCAGGCGACCTTCGACTGGCAGGCGGCCCGCGCCAACAGCCCCGCCCGCATGTGCACCGCCGTCCTTATCAACACCCTCGCAGGATACTGATCATGATCCGCCTGAACCTGTCCAACCGGCCCGAGTGGCTGGACCTGCTACCCGGCCTGCGCGTCCTGGTGGCGCCCCTGACCACCGCATTGATGGTCTCGGCCCGCGCGGACCCCATGATCGACGGCCTGTCAGAAACCTCCAGCCAGGAGGACATGGCGCTGGCCATGGCGAAAGCCGTCGCCCGCCGCGCGGTCCTGGATTGGCAAGGCGTCGGCGACGATGACGGCAACCTCGTACCCGTCAGCCCAGCCGGGATCGACGCCCTGCTGGAAATCTGGCCTGTCTTCGAGGCCTTCCAGGCGCAATACGTCGCCCGCGGCCTGATGCTGGATCAGGAAAAAAACGCCTCCGCGCCCTCGCCGACTGGTCCTTCGGCGGGGGCGACGGCTACTGCGCGGCCTGCTCTGGCCCCTGCCCGGACTGCCCCGCAAGACTGAATCGACCGCAGACAGTCGAGGGTTGGCAGGTCTGGGACCTGACCCAGCGCCTTGGCGGTCAGCTGCGCATCGCGCCGGGGGCTGTCATCGGATGGGATATGGGCGCCGCGCTTTCACTGGCGCAAGCGCTGGGCATCAACCCCCTGATCACCGCCGAACTGCTGCCCGAGATCGAGGCGGTGATGGTGCGCAAACTCAACGAGCAGATGGAAGGACGCCGGAATGGCTGAAAAGAAGGTCTCCGTCCGCCTCGTGGCGGAGGGCGGACGCCGCGTGCGCGCCGAGCTGGAAGGCGTGGGCGAGGCCGGGGCCCGTGGCTTCGGCCGCCTGTCGCTCGAGATGGAACTGGCCAACACCCGACTGGCCGCTTTCGCGCGCCGCGCGGGTCTTGCACTTGGGGCTGCTGCCGCCGCCGCCACGGCTTCGCTCGGCCTCATCGTCCGCTCCACGGCCGAGAGTGCTGCCCAGATCCGGCAGTTCGCACAGGTCGCCAATGCCACGCCCGAGGCGCTCCAGCGCTGGTCGGCCGGGGCGCGGACGGTCGGGATCGAACAGGAGAAGCTGGCCGACATCCTGAAGGACGTGAACGACCGGGTCGGGGACTTCCTGCAAACCGGCGGCGGGCCGATGGCGGATTTCTTCGAGAGTGTCGCCCCTAGGGTAGGCGTCACCGCTGATCAATTCGCCCGCCTCTCCGGCCCCGAAGCCCTCCAGCTCTACGTCGACACGTTGGAACGCGCCGGTCTCAGCCAGCAGGAGATGACCTTCTATCTCGAGGCCATGGCCTCAGACGCGACACGGCTGCTCCCCCTCCTGCGCAACGGCGGGGCCGAAATGGCGCGGCTTGGCGACCAGGCCTCCGATTTGGGTGCGGTTCTGGATGGGGATGCACTCGAAGCCCTGCGCCGCACGCAACTGGCGCTGGGCACTGTGTCGCTTGTGTTCGACGGCCTTCGGAACCGCATCGCCGTCGCCGTAGCCCCGACCATCGAGGCGCTCGCCAATGCCTTTGTCGCACTGGCCTCGGATGGCGGGATCCTGCGCTCGGCCATCGACGGTCTGATCGGCAATCTCGGCCGACTTGCCTCCTATGCCGCGACCTTTGCAGCCGTCATGGCCGGGCGCTGGGTTGCGGGCTTTGCCGCTGCTGCTTTGTCGGTGCGCGGCCTCGCGACGGCGCTCGTGTTCCTGCGCGGCGCGCTGATCCGGACCGGCATCGGTGCGCTGATCGTCGGTGTGGGCGAGTTGGTCTATCAGTTCTCGCAGCTGGTCGCCCGTGTCGGCGGGGTGGGCGAGGCCTTCCGCCTGCTCGGCGATCTGGCGCGCGAGGTCTTGTCCCGTATCGGGCTGTCGCTGGATGCTGCCCTCGCCCGCATGGCAGCCGGGTGGGAGGGTCTGAAGTCGGCCAGTCTCTCGGCCCTCGAAGGCATCATCGCAGGTGTCGTCAGCTTCGGCGACCGGACGGCGGCGATCTTCCAGGGGGCCTATGACGCGGCGGTGGCGATCTGGGGCAGCCTGCCGGGCGCCATCGGCGACTTCGCCTTCCAGGCGGCGAACGGGCTGATCTCCGGCGTCGAGGCGATGCTGAACGGCGTCGTCACCCGCATCAACAGCTTCATCGAGACGCTGAACGCAGCCCTCGCGCTGCTGCCCGAATGGGCTACGGGCGAAGGTGGCGTGCGGATCGGCGTCCTCGATCCGGTGGAACTGGGGCGCATCGGCAATCCCTTCGAGGGTGCCGCGACCGCTGCGGGGACTGCGGCGGCGGATGCCTTCTCGGCCGCCCTGTCGCGGACCTACCTCGAACCGCCCGACCTCGGCCTCGGCACCATGGCCGACGACGCCCGCGCGCGGGCTGGCGGTTACCGCGAGGCCGCAGGCATGCTGGCCGATGCCGCGGGTCGGCCACTGACCAGTTGGCAGGCGCTGAAGGATGCCGTCACCGGCACGGGCACCGAGGCCGAGACCGCACTCGCCGATGCAGCCGCTTCTGCAGATGCCCTCACGGCCGGGCTGAACGACACCGCCACCGCCGCCGACGGCGCTAGCGGGGCCGCGCGTGACGCGGGGGCGGCTGCGGCCGAGGGCGCGGACGCGGCGCTCTCCGGCTGGCGAGCCGTCACCGCCGCGCTGGCCGACTACGCCGCCAAGGCGCGCGACATCGGCGGGGGTATCGGCAGCGCGCTGGTGGGCGCGTTTCAGAGTGCCGAGAATGCCATCGGCGACTTCGTGAAGACCGGCGAGCTCGACTTCCGCGACCTGGTCACCTCGATGATTGCCGATCTCGCAAAGCTGGGGGCGCGGCGGTTCATCCTCGGCCCGATTGCGAACGCCCTTTCCGGCGCGCTGGGCGGCGCGGGCGGGATTTTCGCGAACATCCTGCACACGGGCGGCATGGTCGGTGCCCCTGGTCCCGGGCGGATGGTCCCGGCCTTGGCCTTCACCAATGCCCCGCGCATGCACAGCGGGGGCTGGGCCGGGCTGCGACCCGATGAGGTACCCGCGATCCTGCAACGCGGCGAACGGGTTCTCTCCCGGCGCGAGGCGGCAGGGTACGGCCAAGCCAGCCCCGCGACCGTCAACGTCACGATCAACGCGCGCGACGCCGAGAGCTTCCGGCAATCCCGGACGCAGGTCGCCAGCGACATCGCCCGCGCCGTGTCGCTGGGCCGAAGGGGGATGTGATGGCCTTCCATGAAGTTCGCTTTCCGGACAACATCAGCCGTGGCGCGCGCGGCGGACCGGAGCGCCGCACCCAGATCGTCGAACTGGCAAGCGGGGCCGAGGAACGAAACGCCAGCTGGGCCAACAGCCGCCGCCGCTACGACGTCGCCTATGGCATCCGCCGCGCCGACGATTTGGCGGCCGTCGTCGCCTTCTTCGAGGCCCGCAACGGCCGTCTCCACGGCTTCCGCTTCAAGGATTGGGCCGACTTCAAGTCCTGCCTGCCATCGCAGACACCGGGCCCGACCAACCAGCCAATCGGCACCGGCAACGGATCTGCCACTCTGTTCCAGCTGACCAAGCGCTACACCTCGGGCGCACAGTCCTGGACGCGGGCCATCACCAAGCCTGTCGCCGGGACCGTCACCGTCGCGCTGAACGGCACGCCGCAGTCCTCCGGCTGGTCGGTTTCCACCGCGACAGGCCTCATCACTTTCACCACCGCCCCCGGCGCAGGCGTCGCCATTACCGCGGGCTTCGAGTTCGACGTTCCCGTCCGCTTCGACACCGATGTCCTCGACGTCACCCTCGACCTCGAACGCCTCGGGTCGATCACCTCGATCCCGCTTCTGGAAATCCGCACATGAAGTCCCTGAACCCCGCCCTGCAGGCCCATCTGGACGACGGCACGACGACGCTCGCCTGGTGCTGGCGGATCACCCGGGCCGATGGCGTGACCTTTGGATTCACCGACCACGACCGGACACTCACCTTCGACGGGACCGAGTTCGAGCCGGAAAGCGGGCTGACGGCGTCCGAGGTCCGGTCAGGTTCAGAGCTGTCCGTCGATGCACAGGACGCGCAAGGCGTGCTGTCGTCGGACAGGATCACCGAGACCGATATCCTCGACGGCCGCTGGGACAATGCGGCGGTCGAGGTCTGGCGGGTGAACTGGGCGGCGTCTGCGCAGCGCGTGCTGCTGCGGCGCGGGGCCATCGGCCAGATCCGGCGCGGGCGGCTGGCCTTCGTGGCGGAGGTGCGGAGCCTTGCCCATGTGCTCGGTCAGACGGTCGGGCGGACGTTTCAGGCCAGCTGCGATGCCGCGCTGGGCGATCGGCGCTGCGGCGTGAACCTCGAGGCCCCGGCCTTCAAGGGGACCGGCGCGATCATCGATGTGCTGCGCGACCGGGCTTTCACCGCCTCCGGCCTCGGCACATTTGCGGCAGGCTGGTTCGCGTTTGGCCTTGTCGAATGGTCGACCGGCGCGAATGCCGGGCGGCGGGTCGAGGTGCTGTCGCACAATCTGGTCGACGGGGTGGCGATCCTGACCCTGCTGGAAGCGCCGGTACGCCCGATCACGGCGACAGACACCTTCATTGTCCGGGCGGGCTGCGACAAGCGGATCGCGACCTGCAGCGCGAAGTTCGCCAATGTCGCCAACTTCCGGGGCTTTCCGAACATCCCCGGCCAGGACGCGGTGCTGCGCTACGCCACCAAAGACGGTGGCCATGAAGGAGCTGTGTTGTGAAGACCGCCGATCCATCTCTGGTCATCGCCGTTGCGCGGTCCTGGCTCGGCACGCCCTATCACGACCAGGCCAGCCTGCGCGGGGTCGGCTGCGACTGCCTCGGCCTCGCACGGGGCGTCTGGCGGGAAGTCGTCGGCCCGGAGCCTTTCCCGATCCCGCCCTACAGCCGGGATTGGGGCGAGACCGGGCCGCACGAGGTGCTGGCGGAGGGCGCACGCCGCATGATGCCGGAGATCGCACCCGCCGATGCGCCACCCGGCGCGCTGATCCTGTTCCGGATGATGCCGCGCGCCATCGCCAAGCATGTCGGGATTCTCACCGGTCCCGACACCTTCCTCCACGCCTACGAGCGGCTGGGCGTGATCGAGGAAGCGATGACACCTGCATGGCGGCGCCGCGTCGCGTTCGCCTTCCTGTTCCCCGCACGCTAACGCCCCAACCCTTCGAACGCTGAGATTTCGTCATGGCCACGCTCGTCCTCGGTGCCGTCGGTTCTGCCATCGGCGGGGCCTTTGGTGGCGCAATCCTCGGATTCTCCGGAGCCGCCATTGGTGGCTTCATCGGCTCCACCATTGGCTCGGTGGTCGACAGCTGGATCGTGTCCTCGCTGGCGCCTGCGCAGAAGATCGAAGGCCAACGGCTGGATTCCTTGCGGATCACTTCGGCCACCGAAGGCGCCATCATCCCGCGCCTCTACGGCCGCATGCGCATCGGCGGCAACATCATCTGGGCCACGGATTTCCGCGAGGAAACGAAGACCTCCACGCAAGGTGGCGGCAAGGGTGGCGGCGGCGGGAAGGTCCAGACGACCGAGTATATGTACTATGCCAGCTTTGCCGTGGCACTCTGCGAAGGTCCGATCACCGGCATCGGCCGCATCTGGGCCGACGGCAAGCCGCTCGACATGACGGGGATCACCTGGCGCTGGTATCCGGGGAACGAGAGCCAGACCGCCGATCCGTTCATCGCGGCAAAGATGGGCGCGACCAACACGCCCGCCTATCGCGGCACGGCCTATGTCGTCTTCGAAGAATTGGCGCTCTCGACCTACGGCAACCGTCTGCCGCAGATTTTGTTCGAGGTGTTTCGGCCGTTGGCCGATGCCGACACGGCCGAGGGGCTGGTCAAGGCGGTGACCATGATCCCGGCCTCGGGCGAGTTCACCTATGCGACCGAAGCCGTGCGCAAGACCGTGGGCGCCACGACCACGGTCTTCGGTCAGACCACCGGCGGCACGACCTCGGCCGAGAACCTGAACGCGCTGCCGGATGAGGCCGATATCGTCGTGGCGCTCGACCGCCTGCAGGCCATGGCTCCGGCGGTCGAGAGTGTCAGCCTGGTCGTCGCCTGGTTCGGCAATGACATGCGCGCGGGGAACTGCGCGATCAAGCCGGGGGTGGAAGTAGCGACCAAGGTCACGAGCCCGAATGTGTGGACGGTCAACGGCGTTGCACGGGCCAATGCGCATCTGGTCAGCCGTGACGCCGAGGACCGCCCGGTCTACGGCGGCACGCCCGCCGACTTCGCGGTGGTGCAATCCATCCGCGAGATGAAGGCGCGCGGGCTGCGGGTCACGTTCTATCCCTTCCTGCTGATGGACGTCCCGCCCGGCAATACCCTGCCGAACCCCTATTCGAACAACGCCGCCACTCCGGGTCAGCCCAGCTTCCCCTGGCGGGGCCGGATCACCTGTTCTCCGGCGGCAGGCTTTGCCGGGACCGCGGACAAGACCGCCGCCGCTGCCACGCAGGTCGCCAGCTTCTTCGGCGACGCCGCCCCGGCGCAGTTCGCGGTGTCGGGCGACACTGTCTCCTGGACCGGCCCCGCAGGCGATTGGGGTCTGCGCCGGATGATCCTGCACTATGCCCATCTCTGCGCGGTGGCGGGCGGTGTCGATGCTTTCCTGATCGGGACCGAGATGCGCGGGCTGACGACGATCCGGTCCAGCGCAAGCGCCTATCCCGCTGTCACCGCCTTCAAGGCGCTGGCGGCGGAAGTGAAGTTGGTACTCGGGCCGGGCACCAAGGTCGGCTACGCCTCGGACTGGTCGGAGTATTTCGGTCACCAGCCGGGCGACGGCACTGGGGATGTCTTCTTCCACCTCGACCCGCTCTGGTCGGACGCGAATGTCGATTTCATCGGCATCGACAACTACATGCCGCTCTCCGACTGGCGTGACGGCTTCGACCATGCCGATGCGCTCGAGGGCTGGGCCGCGATCCATGACCGGGGCTATCTGCAGGCCAACATCGCAGGCGGCGAAGGCTTCGACTGGTATTACGCCAGCGCCGCCGACCGGTCGGCGCAAATCCGCACCCCGATCACCGATGGAGCCGCGGGCAAGCCGTGGGTGTTCCGCTACAAGGATCTGCGGGCCTGGTGGTCGAACCCGCATTTCAACCGACCGGGCGGGGTGGAAAGCGGCACCCCGACCGCATGGGTGCCGCAGTCCAAGCCCGTCTGGTTCACGGAACTGGGTTGCCCCGCCATCGACCGGGGTACCAACCAGCCGAACGTGTTCTTCGACCCGAAGTCGTCCGAGAGCTTCACGCCCTGGTTCTCCCGCGGCTGGCGCGACGATGCGATCCAGCGTGCCTATCTCGAGGCGAGCTACCTCTGGTGGGGTCAGGGCGCGAACAACCCGACGTCTGCGATCTACGGCGGCCGGATGGTGCATGTCCCGGAATGCGCGGCGTGGACCTGGGATGCGCGGCCCTATCCGTTCTTCCCCGAACTGACTGGCGTCTGGACGGACGGGCCCAACTGGCGGCTTGGTCACTGGCTGACCGGACGGCTGGGCGCGGTGTCGCTCGCCGCCCTCGTACGCCACCTCTGCTTGCGCGCTGGGCTGTCGGAGAGCCTGATCGACGTCTCCAGCCTCTGGGGCGCGGTCGAGGGCTATGTGATCGGGGCCATTGAGTCCCCCCGCGCATCGATTTCCACGCTGGCCCGGCATTTCGGGTTCGATGCCATCGAGACGGAGGGCGTGATCCGTTTTGTCATGCGCGGCCGTGCCTCGACCGCTACGCTGGCCATCGATGATCTGGTGGCCAGCCGCGAGGGCGATGCCTTCGAACTGACGCGCGGCCAGGAGACCGAACTGCCGCAGGCCCTGAAGTGGCAGGTCGCGCGGGCGGACGAAGACTATGACGCGGCTCTCGTCGAGGCACGGCGCATCACGGTCGACACCACGCGCATCGCTTCCGAGTCCTTTCCGATGGCAATCCCGCCCGAGGAGGCCGAACGCCGCTGCCGCCGCGCGCTGATGGAGGCCTGGATCGGCCGGGAAAGCGCCACCTTCCGCCTTCCGCCCTCGCGGCTCGCTCTCAATCCCGCCGACGTCATCCGGCTCGCGCATGACGGTCGCGAGGTCGAGTTCCGCCTCGTCTCCGTCGCCGATGCCGAGGCGCGGGGCATCGAGGCCGTCCGCCAGGACCGTGCAGCCTACGACCTGCCGCCCGGCGATCCGCGCCCGGCCTCGCTCGCCAGTCCCGTCGTCTTCGGCACGCCCGAGGTGGTGATACTGGACATTCCGCAAATCAACGAGAACGTGGCCGCGCATCGACCCCTGATTGCCGCCTATGCCAGCCCCTGGCCCGGCGAGATCGCAGTGTTCCGCAGCGCGTCCACGGACGGGTTCGCGTTGCTGACCACCTTCGGCAGTCGGGCCCGGATCGGCACGCTGGCCTTCGACTTCTTTCCGGGGCCGACCTCGCGCTTCGATCTCGGCAACGCACTGGTGGTCGATCGTCTGTCGGGGACGATGGAAAGCGTGACGGACGTCGTACTGTTCGGTGGGGCGAATGCGCTGGCGGTCGAGAGTGCCGCTGGCCAATGGGAGATCGTGCAGGCTGGCCAAGCAGAGCTGATCGCACCCGGCCGGTACCGCCTGACCCGCCTCCTGCGCGGCCAACGCGGGACGGAGCACGCGATAGGCGACCCCGCTCCGGCTGGCGCGCGGGTCGTGGTCCTCGACACAGCGCTGTCCTCGCTGCCCATCGCCGAGGCTGATCTCGGACTGCCGTGGAACTGGCGCGTGGGTCCGGCTGCACGGGCAGTGAGCGACGCGAGTTACGCGGCGCTGGACTTTACGCCGACCGGCCGGGGGCTTGTCCCCTTCGCGCCGGTCTATGTCGAACAGCCGTGGCGAACGGCCCGCAGCCCGGGCGATCTGACCGTCCGCTGGATGCGCCGATCCCGCGCGCTGGTGGCCGATGCCTGGGAACAGGTCGAGGTGCCACTCGCCGAAGACCTGGAGAGCTACGACGTCCAGATCTTCGACGGGACCGTCGTCAAGCGCACGTTGACCAGCAGCACGACCTCCATCCTCTACACCGCCGCCCAGCAGACCGCCGATTGGGGCGCGCCGCTCGGGCCCGGCCAGACACTGGCGATCCGCATCTTCCAGCTTTCGAACCGCCTCGGTCGCGGCACGCCTGCGACCGTCACGATGCAATTCTGATCCCAACTCACGGGAACTCCCATGTCCGACACCACGACCCATCTGGGCCTGCCTTATCTTCTGGCGGCACAGGCGCAGAAACATGTCACCCACAATGAGGCGCTGCGCCTGCTCGACGCCATGGTGCAGCTGTCGGTCCTCGACCGCACGCGCACCGCGCCGCCCGCAAGCCCGGCAGACGGCAATCGGCACCTCGTGGCCTCCGGCGCGACCGGCCTCTGGGCGGGATGGGACCTGAACATCGCCTTCTGGGTCGACGGCGCGTGGATCCGCCTCGTCCCTCGCACCGGCTGGATGGTCTGGGTCGCGGCCGAGGGGCTGTTCCTCGTCTGGACAGGCAGCGCTTGGGAAGTGGTCGGCGAGCCGCGCGATGTGTCGGACGCGGTCTTCGGCCTGGTGAACGATGCTGACCCGACGAAGAAGGCGACCTTCTCGCTCGCAGGCATCAGCGCCGGGACGACGCGCAGCTTCACGCTGCCGAACACCTCGTCCGAACTGGCGATCCTCGCGGGCACCCAGACCTTCAGCGGCAACAAGACCTTCTCCGGCACGCTGACGGCGTCCGGAACCGTGACGGTGTCGGCCGCCAGCGCATCGATCGGCACGGCGACGACGACCGCGACCTACGGCATGGGCACCGGGGCGACGACCACGGGCGTGACCAAGACTGTGAACCTCGGCACTGGCGGCGCCTCCGGATCGACCACGGTCGTGAACATCGGCTCTGTGACGGCTGGCGCGGGCGGTACGACGGTCGTGAACACGCCCACGGTCACCTTTGCCAACGCCGTCACACAGGTCGGCATGCCGCAGGCGAACCTGACCGCGCAGCTCCTGGGCCTCGGCGGGGCGACGGCCGACAGCTACAATCGGCTGTCGGTCAACACGCCTGCCGTCCTTCTGAACAACGCTGGCGCGGGCATCGAGGCGACGGTGAACAAGGCCGCTGCCGGGAATGACGCAGCCTTTGCCTTCAAGACCGGCTTCTCTGCCCGGGCCCTGATCGGCCTCTTGGGCAACGATGACTTCAGCTTCAAGGTCAGCCCGGATGGGTCGGCCTTCTTCGATGCCTTCAGGGTCGACCGCACCAGCGGTCAGGTAGAACTGCCGCAGCCCACGGTCTTGCCAGGTCTGGCCGCAGCGCCATCGCCGCCGCCCGCAGGCAAGGCCGCCCTCTATGCGCGCAACCGCGCCGGGGCGCCGTGGATCGACGTGATGCGCCCTTCGGGCCGGGACTTCCCTCTGCAGCCGCATTTCGGAGTGAACCGCATCGCCAACTGGTCGCCCTCGGTCAGCACCACGATCACGACCGAGGGCCTGCCGATCACCTCGGTTGGTACCGTGTCGCACCCGACGCTGGCCGCGACGAACCTTGCCGCCTCGATGCGGCGCTGGCGCCTGACCTCGGCGGCCGTCGTGGACTCGGTCGCCGACCAGCGATCCGCAGGCTGGGCCTGCTGGCGTGGGAACGCGGCGGGCCTCGGCGGCTGGACCTTCGTCACGCGGATTTCGCTGACGACCCTGCAGGCGACCGGAATGGGGTTCTTCGGCCTCTATGGATCGACGGCCGCGCTGGCCACCACCCTGACACTGGCCGCCGCCATCAACTCTATCGGCATCGGCTTCCAGCGCGGGACGCACACCCGCTGGCAACTGGTCACGAACGACGGCACCGGGGCGCCGACGCTCACCGACATGGGCGCGTCCTTCGCCATTGCCACGGGCGGGGTGCTGACCCTGTTCATCGCAGCACCGCCGAACGGCAGTTCCGTCTGGGTGCGCGTCGTCGACGAGGTCTCGGGTGCGATCTTCGAGCAGGAGATCACCGCAGACCTGCCCGCCGCGACGCAGTTCCTGTCGCCGCGGCTGTTCCTGAACACCGGCGCGACCGCCGCCGCCGTCGCCTACGACTGCGCCGGTGTCTACCTCGAAACTGATTTCTGACCAACCGCAGCCTGCGGCAATGAAAGGACCATCATGAACGACCAGACCACTCTTGCCGGGGAGGTCGCGCGGGCCTTTCGGGACCACGGGATCACCGCTGCGCTGACCGCCCTGATCGGCGGCACCATGGCCCTGATCGCGGCGATCACCCGCAAGGCCTTCACCAACGAGGCCCTGCTGGATCGTCTCGACCGGGAACTGATCGCCGACCGGGACCGGATCGACCGTCAGCGCAGCGAGGACCGCAAGGCCGACGGCGACCGCCTCGACCGGATCGAGACGGACATCCGATCCATGCGGGACATGCTCTTCGACGCCTTCCAGCGCGGCCGATCCGACTGACCTGACGCCACCACCCATCCCGACCGCCCCCCCAACCCGCTCCAGAGGCGGGTTTTTTCATCTGGAGGAACCACTATGACCACCCTGACCTACTCCCACTGGCGCGACGTGCCCGCGAATACTTGGCGCTGGCCGAATTTCTCGGCCGCCGAGATCGCCTGCCGCGGCACCGGCGCAATCAAGATCAACACCGAAGCGATGGACAAACTGCAGGCCCTGCGCGACCGCCTTGGCAAGCCGCTGATCGTCCGCTCCGCCTATCGCAGCCCGGAACACAACCGCGCTGTCGGTGGCGCCCCGGCCTCGAAGCACATGCAGGGCACGGCCTTCGACATCGCCATGACTAACCACGATCCGGTGGCCTTCGAGGCAGCGGCACGGGCAGTCGGGTTCCTCGGTTTCGGCTATTACCCCCGGTCGGGCTTCATGCACATCGACCTCGGGCCTGCCCGGTCTTGGGGTGATCCCTTTCCGGCCCGGCCGGTGCCCTTCGCGCCGGAACTGCCACCCGCGCGCGAAGTCCTGTCGGAAAGCCGCACCCTGCGCGGTGGCGGCGCGGCTGGCGCGGCCACCGTCGGAGCGGCCGGGGTTGAGGCTGTGAGGGGCGTCCTCGCCGAGACCCAGTCCACGATCCAGCCACTGGTGCCCTACCTCGACACCCTGCGCTGGGTGCTGATCGCCATCGCCCTGATCGGCATCGCCGTCACGATCCACGCCCGGCTCGACGACTGGAAACGGGGCCAGCGGTGATCGGTTGGCTCCTCACCCATGGCCCGGCGCGGAAAGCGCTGGGCCTCATCCTCACCGCAGCAGCGATCCTGCTGTTCCTCCTGAACCTGCGCCGTGCAGGCGAACGCGCTGGGCGCGCCGCCGAACGGCTTGATGCCAGAGAGAGAAACAATGCCGTCCACCGCCAGATGCTCGACGCCGCCGCCCGCCGCCCTGCTGATCGCGATGCTCTGGCTGACCGGCTGCGCGATGGCAGGTTCTGAAGCCCGCGCGCCCTGCCCGCCGGTGGTTGATTACTCCAGCGCTGATCAGGCTCGGGCCGCCGATGAGGTCGAGGGGCTACCGGGAGAGGCTGTCATCGTCCGGATGCTCGGCGATTACGCCGTATTGCGCGATCAGGCGCGGGCGTGCAGGTGAATGTTGGGCCGGTCAAGCCAGCACGGCGAACCTGATCAGAGTTGCCGCCAGGCGCGCTGGTAATCTGGCCCGCGAGAGGTTGGCTGTGCAGTTTTGTCGGGCGCAGTAATTTGGATCGGTAGGGGAGCAGGAAGATCCGGTCCTAAGACAATTGCCTCGCCTTGGCTCAACGACGGGATAAAGGCTGCAGCCGACCTGTCCAGATCACCGCAGGCCCGCTCGATTGTCTCGCGGTCGCGCTCATTCGTAAGCCGATGGACGAACAACGTCCCAAGCTGGCTCAGCACGTCCTGCGGAACGTCGCGGGGGCGCTGTGTAGCGAGAACAGTCGTAAGCCCGTACTTCCGGCCTTCCTTGGCTATCAAGCCGAATGCGTCGAGCGAGACGCTGTTGAACTCGTCCCCTACCGAACGCCCCATGAACTGATGTGCCTCATCGAGGAAGCAGATGACGGGTTGTGCCCGGAAACGGTCGGCACGGGCAAGGCCGAGGAGATACTCGCCGATTGTATTCAGAAGCAGCTCGCGGGCGTTGTGGTTGAAACTGACGTTCTTGAACGAGATCAGGCATACTCGTTGCTGCGGGTCTTTCAGGAAGCCATCGAGGAGGGTACAGATATCTTCGCCCTCGTTCCCGAACAGACATCGCAGCTCTGCGGACGCCAGCATTCCGCGCATGCGCACGATCAGCGTGTTGCAGTATCCCAAGGTAGAGTCGTTCGGCCCGCCGAACTTCGACCGGTCGTTGCGATCATCCGGCCAGATACACTCATTCGCGATCTGATCGGTCAACCGATGGATATCAAAGTTGCAATTTTCGCTCGCGATTGCCGTGGCATAGCGATCTGCAGCCCGATTGAATTCAGCGATCTTCTGGCCGGTCTTTCGAATCGTGCCCGCCTGTTCGACCCATAATGTCCCGAATGATTGGTCGAAATATTGCCTGCCTTGAGCGATGTCCTGTGCCTGTATCTGCTGGTCGGTCGCCAACGCGCGTGCCACCCTCAAGCTCCTAATCGCCTCGCGCATGGTCGGTCCTTGGCTTTGACCGGTGGGGCGCAGGAGCGCAAAAAGCGATAACTCGGTCATCCTTTCAGAAGGAAACCTGACCAGCGTCTGGCCACCCTCGGCCCGCGTGAAGACGTACTCTACCGCGCCGGGCAGCTTTCCCGAAAATTCACCAGTCGGATCAAAGACGATGGCCTTGCCACCCAGACGAGCGACTTCGGAAACGAGCTTTGCCAGGGTCCAGCTCTTCCCGCCGCCGGTTGCACCAAAGATGCCGCAGTGGCGGCCGAACAGCTTTTCCGGCGGTAACGCGATTTCGGCGTCGTCGATGCCAGATATTCGACCGACGGACACAGCGATCGGCTGTGCGCCATCTTGTACATCGACGCCACCGAAGAGCGCGGCTTGGATCGAGCTTGACAGAGCAGGGCCATTCGCTTCGAAAACACCGTCGCCGACCCTCGGTGACACCAGCACGCCTCTGACGACCGTCTGCGTCGTCTTGCGGATCGTGGCGAGCAGTTGAACCCTGCCAACCGGCTCCACGCTGGGCTCACGTTCGATCTGTCTTTCAAGGGCAGGACGGTTGCGGTCGGGGATTTGGACTTCGACGATGCGTCCGAGGATGACTGCCTGGTCGCAGTCGATGAAGACGAAGTCGCCTACCGTCCCACGCGCGATGCCACGCCGACCGGCCGCGGCTAGGGCGTGTGGCAGGTTCAGTTCGATCCCCGAAGCGGTCACTTTGGTCACGCTGCCGAGGCGCTTCTCCCCGTCGATCAGTGCCGAACGGTTATCCGTCGACATGGTCCTGCCCCCGGATACGCTCAAGTCGAGCCTCCAGCCGTTGCCGGTCGGTCTCCCCCATGATCTCAGGCAATGCTAGGGCCAGATCACTGAATCGGCCGTTCAGGACCGTGATCCGGCTGTCGCCCTCCCTCACGAGCCGAAGAATGCGATTTTGGTAGTCCTTCAGCTTGTCGTTCGTCTTCTCGATTACATGGGCTTCGCCAATAAGCCCTGTGTCATCCAACTCGGCAACTGGCACGAAGCAGGGATCGCACAGCACTAGACGGATCGAGAGGTTTGACTCGAGCGCGGACCAAATCGGTGCGCTGATGTGATCGTCGGCAAATCCAAAACCGCTGACGATCAATGTCGTGTCAGGCTCTCGCAGTGCAGCCTGCCAAGCTGCGAACATGTCGAGGTAGGGCGGCGCGAACGCCTCCTGATATTTCGAGGAGCGCGGGTAGATCAGCACTGGCTCATGGTTCCCGTCATGGCCAAGGCGGCGGATCACCACACCATCGGACTTGCGCCGCCGCCAGTCCATCGACCCGTGCAGCTTGTAGAGGTGGAAAACCCCATCAACATAGTCTGCGCGCGTGCTGCTGGCGGATCGCCGCACAATGTCCTGCTGAAAGTGATCGCGGTTGAACCGCTGGACCGCAGAGTGAGAAAAGCCGTCGATGAGAGCCAAGTTACGGGCGACAGCGGCTTCCTCGATGCAACGGTCGTAATTCGTCGTGAAGAGCTTCACCCGCGCCTTTTCGGCGCTTCGCCGGGCGAGGCGACGCAGGAACTCCTTGTGGGAGATGAGGTCCGTGTTCTCCGAAACGAAGTCGACGCGATCCAAGATCGCCTGTTCGGCTTTCTGGACGAACGAAGGCAGGTCAAGTTGATTGTCGTCAGCGACATCTTGGCCAGCGGCTGCCCCGCGGGCAGCTTGCAGCTCGACCGTCATCTTGCACAGGCTGAGAAGCGACTCGATGTCCTTCTTGTCAGTCGCGCCCCAGACCTCGGCTACAACCTTGTCGAAATCATGTTCCCCAACCTTCTGCCGAGCATCGTCCCAAAGATCACCCATGCCAGGGGCTTGCTTGCCATCCTCATTCTTCGCAGCAAAGGATGCGCCCGAACCAAGTAGGGCCATCAGGTTTGTTGCATTTAGCGCCGACAACAGTCGTTCTTCGACTTGTCCACTTGCTCCGCGACGGGTCTTGCCATCTTCTTCCCGATCATCCCAGGCCAACCATCCCCCATCGGACATAAACAAGCGTAGGTTACTCGCGGATGGCGGCTGATCGATCCAGTAACTCAAGGGCACTCCTGCGAAAAACTTGATAGCCCAAGGTGGGCCCGCTTTGTTGGCACGGACGCCCCAAGAGGGCGCGCGAGATACAATCGTCTCGCCCCTAAGTTGCCGTCGTATCCGCGCTTTTACAACTGGATTGAACTTGTTTGCAGCTTTGCGCCGTGACTTGTCGGCCAATGAGAGGGCACGTGACGCTGGATGACGTTGCTAGCACTGCCCGCCGCTGCCTGCGGCTGCACGCTTATGCGTGCTGGTGCGGTTTTTATGGCTGGGTGTTGATGTGGCGTTGATGTAGAGCGGAACGCCAAAAACCCGACGGTTTACGTCGGGCTCTAAGCATCTGATATATTTAATGATTTTGGTTGCGGGGGCAGGATTTGAACCTGCGGCCTTCAGGTTATGAGCCTGACGAGCTACCGGGCTGCTCCACCCCGCGCCAATTCCGGCCCGGAACAATCGATCTTGTCTGGGCCGCATCGTGTCGAGAGATACGCGTGCGTCTTTCTAG